GGTGCATCTGCAGTAGACCAAATGAAGGGAAGCTGGAAAGACGAGTTTGTTTTACTAGCCTTAATGATACCTGCAATTTGTGCATTCTTGCCTTTTATGCAACCACATATAGAACGTGGGTTTGCAATTTTAGAAACTTTACCAGAGTATTACACACATCTATTATATCTTGCATGTTCTGTATCATTAGGTGTTAGAGCAGCGCCAGGTGTTAAAAATATGATATCAAAGGCGAAAAAATGATGGGGGTTTGTATGAAATGCGATTGTCCGTGTCATTGCACACAATCTTGTAATGAATGTGGGTGCGTAGGATGCACATGTAAAAATGAAGAGACTGACAAAGACAGTTCCTCCTAAAAAAGGGCCACAATCACAAGGGTTGAAAATCCCACCTAAAAATATACAAATAGTTAAGACAAAGAAAAAAGGACTTAACTATGAAACAAACGTATTTTAACATACCTGGGTGGTTTAATTATCATGAATCTTATGACATGATAGTTGATCAAATAGATTCAAACGGAAAGATTGTAGAAATAGGATCTTTTCTTGGACGATCGACACAATATTTAGCTACATCTTTATTTAATGCAGATAAAACTGATGTAACGATTTATTGTATCGATACATTCAAAGGATCATCTGAACACGCTAATTTAAAATTACCATCAGATTTTTATACAATGTTTAGGGACAATCTTAAATTTTTTATAGGCAGAGATATGGTGGTGCCAATACAAGGTAGATCAGATGATCAAGAAGTATTAAATAAATTTAAAGATCAAGAGATTGATTACATAATGGTTGATGGTGCGCATGAATATGATGCTGTCTTAGATGATATAGAAAATTGGTGGCCTAAACTTAAACCTGACGGTGTAATGTTTGGTGACGACTTCAAACTTAAATCGGTAGAAGAAGCCATTAGAAATATGATGCCTAAATTAAAAAATGAGGGTTTTAGTGTTAATGGTAGTATTGAACAGACTTGGTTTACAAGCAAAAGTAACTCTTATAAAAAATTTGAAAAAAGGGTGCCTGGGATGAATTGTCTGAAATGAGCACCAGAGTAATATACGAATTTCAAAAACAACTTAAATTTTATAGAGAACAACTTCATGACCATTTAACACAAGGGGTTGAAAATTACGAAGAATATAAGTATATTCAGGGTAAGTTACATATGATTGACATATGCCAACAGGAGCTTTCTCGCCTGCTGGACGAACAGGAGAAAATAGATGACTAAAACTTTATATGTGCCAGAACACATAATGCAAAAATACAACAACCCCAGCGAGGGTGTTGAGGCAGATAGAACAGAATTAGAAAAACTACCAAAACCAGTTGGTTGGCGAATATTGGTATTACCTTTCAAAGCAAAAAAAGAAACTAAGGGCGGAGTTATACTTACTGATAAAACTATTGAGGATTCTCAGTTGACAGCTTCTGTAGCCTTAGTGTTAGCCGTAGGTGATGATGCTTACGCAGATAAAGAAAAGTTTCCTAATGGACCTTGGTGTAAACAAGGTGATTGGGTCGTGTTTGGCAGATACGCAGGATCAAGACTAAAGATTGAAGGGGGAGAGGTCAGGCTATTAAATGATGATGAAATACTCGGAACCGTTGAAACACCTGAAGACGTATTAACAATTATATAACATGGGAGGTTAACCATGCAAACAGAACTTAAAACTGTAAAAGATGAAAAGCTTGTAGACCTGGATGTATCAGGCGAGGGAGCGGAAATCGAATTAGAAGACAAGTCTCACGGTGCAGTAAAACCTGATAAATATGAAGAAATAAAAACAGAAGAAAAAGATCCCTTAAAACCTGATGTTGAAGTTCAAGAACAATCTGAGGAAATGGATCAATATTCTGATAAAGTAAAAAAACGTATTGATAAATTAACATTTAAAGTTAGAGAGGCAGAAAGAGAAAGAGAAGCCGCTCTACAATTTGCTCAAAACGTACAAAAAGAGTTAGCTGAAGCAAAAACTAAAGCTTTTGATATTGATAAAGGCTACATGTCAGAAAGCGAAGTTAGAAATAAAATGGCCTCTGATTTGGCTCGTCAAAATTTAATTTCAGCTAGAGAAGCTGGCGATTACACAAAAGAAGAGGAGGCAAGACAAGCTTTAACAAAATTAGATCTTGAAGCTGAAAGAATAAGAGTAACAAAATCTAAAAAAGAACAAGAGTACGAGGCTTATCAAAAAGAGTTAGAACAGCAACCCACAGCACTACAACAGCAGGCAGTTAGGACACAGCCTTCACAAAAAGCTATTGATTGGGCTGAAAAAAATACTTGGTTTAAAACAGATCAAGAAATGACAGATTACGCACAAAGAATACATCGTGGTCTAGTCGCAGAAGGATTTGACACTGAATCAGATAACTACTACAATGAGCTTACTCAAAGAGTAAAATTAAAGTTTCCTGAGTCTTTTGAAGGCTCGGATCAGACAACTAGAAGCGCTAAAATCGCCCAACCAGTCGCTTCTGCAAATAGGTCTGCAACCACTGGGCGCAAATCTGTTAGGTTAAGTCCTAGTCAGGTAAAAATAGCAAATAAGCTTGGAGTTCCTCTAAGTGAATATGCTAAGTACGTATAGGAGGTACACATGACAGATAAAAAAACACCAAGAAGTGCACAAACAAGGGCAACTGAGGAACGAAGAAAACCTTGGAAGCCACCGTCTCAATTAGACGCACCACCATGTCCTGATGGATATAGGCAAAGATGGCTTCGACATCGTGTCAATGGCATGGATGATACTAAAAACATCAATGCTAGACTCAGAGAAGGCTGGGAGTTAGTGAGAGCTGACGAACATGATAAAAGTCTATACTCTGCATATAATGGAAGCATCAAAGCTTATGAGGGTGTCATCAGTGTAGGTGACTTGCTATTGGCAAGAATACCTCAAGAAACTGTTGATGAGCGTAATGCTCATTACAAGCGACTAACTGATCAACAGACAGAAGCTTGGGAAACAGATCCTTTGAGGGAGCAACATCCTAGTATGCCTATGAATAATGATAGGCAAAGTCGTGTATCTTTTGGTGGTGGCAATAAGAAACCATCCTAAGATACTTAAATACAAAGGAGATGAACTATGGCAAATCAACAAGGAAACTTTGGATTTCGTCCCGTTCAAATGCTTGGTGCAGCTTATAATGGTCAAGGCCAACAAGAGCTGACAATTGCAAGTAACGAGACCAATTCAATATTTCAAGGTGATCCAGTTGTATTAAATGCAAACGGATCAATTTCTCGTGGATCTTCTGCTGGTGCTGAACTTATTGGTATTTTTAATGGTTGCTTTTTTACAGACCCAACAACGTCTAAACCAACTTTTTCAAATCACTATCCAGGCGCCATCGTAGCAAGTGATATCGTTGCTAACGTAATCACAGATCCAGATGTGGTGTTTGAAGTCAAAGTAGATGACGCAAACGCTGGACTAGCACAGGTTGGTTCAACATGTAACATCGCTTCATATAGCGTAGGAGATACAACATCAGGTATTTCTAACGTTGTTATTGATGGTGATACATTTGCAACTAGCAGTGCATCTAACTTTGCTGTTGTCGCATTATCAACTGATGTCGACAATAGTGACTATACTGCTGCTAATGCTAACATTCTTGTTAGAATTAATAAGCATCAGTTTAGAGATACTACAGGTATATAGGAGGTTAAACTATGGCTATATCTAGAAGTCAACTCGTTAAAGAGTTAGAGCCAGGTTTGAACGCTCTGTTCGGCTTGGAGTATGGGCGATATGACGCTCAACATGCAGAAATTTTTGATACAGAAACTTCAGATCGTGCATTCGAAGAAGAAGTAATGTTATCAGGATTTGGTAATGCAAGAACGAAGAGTGAAGGTGGATCAATTATCTATGATAATGCAACAGAAACTTTCACAGCACGTTACACACATGAAACAATTGCACTTGGTTTTGCAATCACTGAGGAAGCTGTTGAAGATAATCTTTATGACAGAATCTCAGCAAGATACACAAGAGCACTTGCACGTTCCATGGCAAACACAAAACAGGTGAAAGCTGCAAACGTTTTAAATAACGGTTTTGACAACAACTTCCCTGGTGGTGACGGTGTTGCTCTTCTTTCTGACGCACACCCACTTGTTTCAGGTACATTGAGAAATGAACTTGCAGTGGCTGCTGACCTTAATGAAGCATCATTAGAGCAATCTCTAATCG